GAGTTGCGCGCCAACGGCAACTACTCGATGCAGGGCTTCGCATCGGGCAAGGACATCTCGGTCGGCAAGATCTCCTACATGGGAACCGATTTCGAGTACGACCCCTCGCTCGACGCGCTCGGCAAATCCAAGCGTTGCTACTGGTTCGACAGCCGCGACATCTTCCTTGTCGCCATGCAGGACGAGTGGCGGCACCAGCACTCACCCGATCGCGCGCCCGACAAGTATGTGATCTACCGCGCCATCACATCGACAGGCCAACTCTGTGCCCGGCGCCTGAACGGCGCCGTGGTGATGGATATTGCCTGACCCCTTCGGGGTCGCGAAAAAATTTTTCGCGGCCCCGATTTTCCAGGAAGGCTGACCATGACCAAGAAGATCCAGTACTGCACCTGCAAGATCAATCTCGCGGGGCAGAATTGCCACACCGTACACTACAACGAATTCAACCCGGTGACGTGGCCCGAGCTACAGGTGCTGATGCAGCTGCATGGCGAGGAGAACGTCATGGACATCATGCCGTGCGGCATCGGCGAAGTCTGGCCTACGGACGAGAAGAACCGGCTGGTCGGCATCTACGGCCCCAAGGTTGTCGAGACGTGCTTTCCTGGGCGGGCTTTCCGCATGGATTTCATGATGACCGGCGAGGAGAACCTGCCGCGCTACGAGGACGGCGTGGTGGTGTCAACCAAGGAGCCGAAGCCGGGCAACGGCGACGATGACGAGGATGACGGCGGCGAGGATGAGGTTGCCAGGAACCTGGCCGCGGCCAGCCTGGAGCCGATCTTCAAGCCGCGCGGACGCAAGGCCGAGGCAGCTAAGGGGGCCTGATGCCGCTGGGGGTAACACTGCTGGAGCTGCGCCGGGAACTGCGGGCCGAGACTGGCACCAGCATGAACCCGGCGCAGGGCACCCAGGCACAGGGGTCGCTGGATATCATCCTGGCGCGGCAGCAGCGCGAGCTGTGGGACGCCTATAACTGGCAGCACCTGCGGTTCTGGAAGGACGTGCCGCTGGAGAAGAACCAGACCACCTACTCCTACCCCGCAGAGATGGCGTTCGACCAGATCACAAGGATGTACGTCGCAACCGTGGTGCGCGACAGCAGCCAGGTCATCACCGGCTCCGGCGACTGGCGGCCGCTGGCCTACGGCGTGGCGCCGCACATGGTGAAGCTCGGCACGCCCGGCACCGGCACCCCGGCGCGCTGGCGTAACGTCGCTACCGTAACCACCACCGCCGGCGTCCCCGTTACCAATCCGGTAGGGCAGTTCGAACTGCTGCCGACGCCGAACACCGACGACTACATGCTGCGGCTGGAGGGCCAGGCCCCGCTGTCGCCGCTGGTTGCCGACACCGACAGCTGCATCATCGATTCCAAGGCGATCGTGCTGTTCGCCGCCGCCGAGGTGATGGCGACCCAGAAGAGCGAAGCAGCGCCCATGAAGCTGACCAAGGCGCAGAACTATCTGCGCCGGATACTTGCAGACCAGGGCGCGGACAAGCGCACCAACTACAACATGGGCGGTTACCAGCGCGGCGGGTTTGACCCCGACAAGAGCCGCCGTACAGTGCCTTACGTCGATTATGTGCCGTGAGGTGACATGCCCTATTTCACAATCACAGACTTCGCCGCCGGGCTGGATCTGCGGCGCAGCGAGCTGACTGCACCCGCAGGCACGCTGCGCTCCATGATCAACGCCCACATCACGCCGGGCGGTGAAATTGAAAAGCGCATGGCGTTCGTGCCGTTCTGGGAATGCTCGCCGCAAAGCCGCGGCCTGGTCGAGGTCAACCAGAAGCTTTACACGTTCGGCCCCAACGGTCCCTACAAGACCGAACCACCCAGCGGTACCTGGTCGATCGGCGTGCTCGGACAGGCCACCACAACGATCTACGAGATCATCGACTTCGACCTGTTCGATGACAAGGTGTTCTGCATCCTGTGGAAGGATGCCGCCGGCGCCGTCGGCCGCTACTATGACGGCATGGTGGTGCCGACCGCCAACGGCTTCTACTGCAAGACCTACAAGACCAAGATGTACGCGGTCGGCGGCAACGTGCTGCACTTCTCGGCCACCGGCAACCCCGCGCTCTGGTATCAGTCGCCGCCCAACACCGTGCAGGATGGCTCCGGCTTCATCGACCTGTCGCTCGGCGATTCCGACATGACCGATTGTATCGCGCTGGAGGTCTACTACGACAAGCTTGCAATCATGTCGAAGACCGCCACCCAGCTTTGGGTGATGGACCCGCTGCCGGAGAAGAACCAGTACGTCCAGACCTTGCGCCAGGCCGGCACCATGGCGTGGCGCAGCGTGCTGCAGTACGGCTCCGGCGACGTGATGTATGTCGGCGCCTCCGGCATCAGATCCTTACGCGCCAGGAACTCTTCGCTGGCGGCTGCTGTGTCCGACATCGGCTCGCCGCTCGATCCCCTGATACAGGATCTGTTCCGCTACATGGGCGAGGACTGGATGAGCGGCATCATCGCGCTGCTGCAGCCGGTCACGGGGCGGTTCTGGATCATCATGTCCGGCGATGGCGACCCGCCAACCTCCCGCATCTACATCCTCTCGGCCTTCCCAGGTCCGAAGATCACGGCCTGGTCGGAGTACGACGCCGGCTTCGTGATCACCGCCGCCGCCGTCCACGACAACCGCGTGGTGGTGCGCGACGACAAGAACATCGTCTATTCCTACGGCGGCATTCACGAACACGAACCGGTCTATGACGACTGCTATGTCGAGCTGGTGTTTCCGTTTCACGCCGGCGAACAGGTCGCCACCTACAAGACCTTCACTGGTCTTGATGCCACCTGCGCCGGGGTGCCGTGGGAGGTGTCCTGCGCCTTCAATATCGAAGACCCTTACAACGAGGACTATGTCGGGGTGTTTGACGGTTCGTCCTTCCTGCAGGGACGTTTCCCCATTGTCGGCCAGTCCACTCACATGTCGTTGCGGCTGCGCTCGCAGGAGCCTGGTCCGCAAATCCTCTCCAACATGGTGGTGCACTACCAGACTGGAAAGAGCGATTGAGCATCGAGATCGTCCACGCCGATCGCGGCATGATCCAGGCGGTGCTGGAGCAGCTTCGCTGGGATGACCGCAACGAGATGGAGGCGTCGGGGGTGGACTTCACCACGCTGCCTGCGGTCATCATGCGCCACAAGGTGTTCGCGTTCTGCGCCTTCGATTACGAGACGGGGCCGATCTCGATCTGGGGCCTGGTGCAGCGCAGGCAAGGCGTGGGCGCCGGCTTCGCCTTCGGCACCGAAGAATGGCCGCGAGCCATGATACCCATGCTGCGCCAGATCCGCGGCTTCGTACTGCCTTTCCTGGCCGAAAACGGCTACCATCGGGTCGAGGCTGCGGCGCTGCGCCGACGGACTGATGTCGGGCGGCTGATGAAACTGATTGGCGCAGAGCCGGAGGGCCTGCTGCGAGGCTACGGTACAGGCGGCGAAGACTTCATATCGTACAGGTGGCTTTCGAATGAATATGGAAGTGCGCGATCCGCGCATCAAACGCAAGACCTCCACACCTCACATTGAGCTGCGGATGGCCGGTGTCGATGACGTGGAAAGGATAGTGGCCTTCCTCGGCAGCTTCTTCGCGCGCTCGCGCTGGTCCGACAGTCTGACCTTCCATCCCGTCAAGGCCACGCGCTACCTGATCGGCGCGATCGGTTCCGGCTACGCGCCCTACGTCATCGCGATGGACGGCGAGGAACTGGTCGGCCTGTGCAGCTACCACACCTTCGACGTATTCACCGATCCGATCGCGGTGATGGACGAAACCTATGTGGTGCCGCGCTATCATCGCACTGATCTCGGCCGTCGGCTGATCGCCATGGTGCTGAAGCTGGCCAAGGCCGAGGGCTGCAAGGTGATGAACTTCCCGATCGCCTCCGGTATGCCGGAGCAGAACTCGCTGATGAACATGGTCGGCCGCCACTTCGGCGCCGAGTATATCGGCACCATCTTCAGAAAGGTTCTGTGATGGGCGGCAAGAGCAGCAGCGACCAGAGTAACTACGGCGCCTACCTGGCGAGCAAGGAAGGCAAGGGCA